ACGCAATATCTACAGGAACTCTATCTGGCCCTAAGACCCTAAAGACTACCTTATTGTCGATACCCTTGTGGGCTTTAATTGGATTTTTATTCATTGGTCCGTTATCCTTGCATGAGCAGAAAGTATCTCCCACAGCTAGAAGCTGGCGAACGTGATCATAAAGATACATTTTGTGAAAAGTAATGTCCATCTATACCTGCCTTTTCTATATTTATCACAATCAATACCAAATAATATTCCACCCGGACTAAAAGTTAATAAATAAGGTGTATGATAAACTTAGAAGAAATCAAAGAAAAATTCCCCTTTCTTAGCGGATTACGGGTACAGACCCATGAATATATTGGCATTATTCAAAATTCCGACGATAAAATTATAAGCTTTTATGATTACGAATCTATTCGCTCTCCAGAAGAAAAGATTATTTTTCTTGAACACGGGGAAACGTGGTGGTGGGAAAGCAACAGATTGTTGCCTATCAACATCTTCTTACAAGGACAAATGCAGCAATTTCGTTACTGCATGAAGACGGTAGTGAATAAGGACGTAGAAATTATGTTTGGCTCAATAACGAGCCTAAATAACATAATGAAGAAGCGTATTAAGAAGCGTCAGATCCAGTTAATTAGAAGAGCGGATTAGTCCTTAGACATTTTCTCTATCATTGTGTTTAGCTGCACAATAATTGCAAGGGAATACGCTATTGCATGAGACCTCTTAAATTGGTAGGCTTCGTCACCTTTTATCCATATGTTTTTCTTAATTACTTCCCACGATTCACCTATCAGATGCCGCTTTCCGGGCCTGTACAACGCCAGGAACATAGCTAAGTCTTCTATGCACCTCGGTTTATATTGTTTCAATAGATTGCCGTACCCGCTTAAATGAAACAACCTATCTGTTATTTCGGGATATTCAAAAAAGTCCCAAGGTGGGTCAGCATTCATAAGTCTTAATAGATGCTCTTCATCTTTAACATCTGAGTATACCATATTATTTGGTAATATATCAATCTTAAAGTATCCATAATCGTTAGCAATTCTGTGGTCCAGAGTAGATATATTCGTCGTAGGATCACGCGGAATATTTTGAAAATAGACACCAGAAGGGTGTTTTTCAACGCTACCATCTGGACGGTCAATTCGTCCAAAGATACACTCCAATCCTTCTAGGATTTTATCTCTTCCAAAAACATCAATATCTACGTCAGTTAATACTTTCTTCATTTTTTAACATCTTTTCGATTGTTGTCTTATAACGCAATATACCAAATACCAATGTAAATGCATTGGCATCTTCTTCAGTTTCAAAGGTTAAAATTCCCCTGACCCAGTCGTATGTAACATCAGTGACTGATCCGTTTTTAACAAGCCATTGGCCGACTTCTCCCTGGCGCTCCTTTGGCAACTTAAATGATACTGGAAGACTCATAACCCTGCCTGTTCTAATACGGTTCTAATATATTCAACATCATCATCTGACTTCTTAAATTTCTTCATCCAGAATCCGGGCTCAATTACACCACTTATCATCTTAGCATGATCATCATTGAATCTTGCCATTAAATTTTCACCCGTTGATGCAAGATACAATACCCAGGGACTAATCTTACCTGTCATAATAAGATGTGCAGCTTCATTTGCCGATATACTAAAGAAAAAGTCTTTGAACGGAATATCATTCTTGGTACACCATTCAATAATTTCTTCAATCGTTCGTTCTACCGCACTATTTGCAGGTTCTTTCTTAATGAGATCTTCGACATAAAAGTAATAGACAAAATCTTTCGTCCAATCTTTTAACTTAACCTGCTGCATAATAACATATTCTATATATTTTTCAATATATATAGGTCGTAAATTTGCAAGGTGATTACCGAATTTAGCAAAGTCTATATAATATGGGCTGTTAATAAATTCATCCATAGTCTTTGGATGTTTGGATTTGGTTGTCATTTCATAAAATTTCTGAAATGCTCTTAATCCAAAACGAGAACCTGCACTATCCTTATCCATATATCTGCGTTTCTTAACGCACATATGAGTGGTAAGTGTCTTTTCCCTATGAAACTTTGTTCCGCAGAACTTGCAGGCATAGTTCTGTTCCATTACTTTTTTTGCCAACAAGGTTTATTTCCCTTTAGCTTCACCTTTGAATAATTCTTTAATAGTCTTGTCGTCATACCCATTTTCTTTGAAGAATTGCTCTAACTCTTCTTGTGTATTAAGTTGAAGCAGCAACTCGAGATCTTCATCCTTTATTAGCGGGAAAATTGCAATTACTGCTTCTTCTACGCGATTTTTCTTAATGCCCTTTGGTGGAGCAATCCATGGATGGTATTGCTTCTTCTTTGTTCCGCACATCGAGAGTAATTTCCATTGTAGTTCCGGATGCTTTGATAAAGCATTGAAATTGTGATTTACAAGGTCGTTTACCATCATTATATGATGTTCTGCATCACCCTGCGATGAACTCATGAATCGCATTAGAACCCAAATACCTATTTCTTTCTTGTGTTCATCTGATAAGTCCCTATAAAAGTTCTTATTACAGAAATCCATAGCTGGCAATTCCATATCAAGTGTTAGAGTACTGGCTTTTTTCTTAACCTTTTCCTCTACGACTTCTACGGCATCGGGGTTCATTTCAAAGAACCCTGCTAACCAATCGCCTACTTCATTACTCAAAAAGTGCTCCAATATCAATAACATCGGGTAGCTTGCTTGTTTCTTTTACAAATAATGCACAATTTGGAAAAGGTTTATCTTCAACCGGCACAACAAGTATATTACCATTCTTTAATTTAGGGAAATACCATTTCACTTCAGCATAGACGTTTGTAATATTTATTTCTTGTGGTCTAGGGACCATATGCCTGAGTGGATTAAAAACCATTGTATGAAAGCCTCTATCATTAAGGCTAGTCAGTGGCATCAATTCTAAATCGCTATAGTCTTGATCGCATACTAGGATAGACCAATCCAAGGGCATCTGTACGGTGTATTGTCCAATCTTTAATACAACTGCTGGCGCATAGAAACTTTCTAAGAAGATAAGCGGTATGAAAAAGTAATCTGGATTCTTTGGATCTGAGTAGTCTAATACACAATATCTAATATCCTCGATTTCGTTGGGAATCTTATCTAAGTTGTATGCTTTATTTTCATTTGTTAGTATATTCATCTAAATCCTAGTTGTTTTCTATGTTCTTCCCACTCGGCATCTAATTTTTTCATATCCCTATTAGGAAGCGAGTTCCCTACGGGGATTAATTCGTATGGGACACCGCAACGCTTGAGATAATCACATAACATATTTTCAAATCCGAGATGCCTTACAGACATAAATGTAATAGATAATGCTGTATCAGAATCTTCTTCATACTCGAGTGTAAGTTTCATATTAGAAATCCCACGACCTCTACATTTAACATCAAGATTATTTGCCTTAAAGAACACTTCAATAAGATTTGAGAATCCCCAAGAAATATTAGTCTCAACGAGTTTCAATATTGCACCTTTTTTATCGTATAAGGATATTCTGCTTCATTATAAAATTTCTTACGCTTAGTCAAATGTCGCTTGGAAAATTTACAATTTGAACATACATCATATACATTCACGAAATCCTTATCAGGTGCAACTCTAATACCTCTACCAATACTCTGAATCACCCTAACGAAGCTTTTTCCAGCCTCAAATAAGACAAGGTTAAAAATACGGACAATGTTAATGCCTGTAGACGCCACACCATAGGTAGCTATAATAACCTTCCCGTCAACCTCCTGGACTTCCTTGTACTCTGCCTTACGATCCTTTGACTTCATCTTACCAGAAACGAAAATCGAATCTGGTATAAGAGATTGTAACATCTCTCCTGTCTGAACGCGATCAACCAATATAAGTGTGTTACCCGTTTCCGATATTGTTATGATCTCTTTTGCGAGAAACTTTAATCTAGGCAGACTAGTAGTTAACCATTTTAGTTCTGCCTGATAATTATCAAATGCAGCCTCACCTAAATCTGCCAACTGCCATATATTAACATGCAATTGTGCGAGTATTCCCAGATCCTGAAGCTCTTTTGTGTTAATCTTGCCTAATAGTGGACCAATACATGCCACGACACCAACTTGATCAGCTTCTTCCTCGGGCATAGTTCCTGTAAGGCCCCAGCGAATTGGAGCATTCGCTAAATAGGTCGACAATAGACGTCTCAATACATCTGCTTTCGCTTTGTGAACCTCGTCTACGATAACGCAGACCACGCCCTCGAAGAAAGCGTTTATATCTATCTCTAAATCTATTTCTTTCGAACGCTTTGATAGGCTTTCCAAACTTTGCCATGTGCATATTGTGTGGGTCTTCTTATATTCTTTCCTGTCACCAAAGAATACGCCCACATCTAATCCAAGGTTAATGTAATCTTCTTCGGTTTGTGTAACTAAATCCTTTGTCGGCACAATCACTATGCTGCGCCCGTAAGGTTGAACTTTGTCACTAAGAATCGCCGTAATCAGGGTCTTCCCAGAGCCTGTTGGAGCAATATTGATGCCTGTAATGTTCTCAAGGTAAGAGTTAAGTACATCAAGTTGATGTTCCTTAATCATTATAGGTTCACCTGCAAATGGATGGCCCTTTGGCCAGGTAAAATGGCTATAACTATCTTCGACTACTTCTTCGAATTCAAAACTAGCAGTCGGTTGTCGTTGATCATCTACTTCGACCTCGTATCCATATTGCTGAACAATTGGTAGCAATTTATCGAGAAGATTTACATATGAACGACCGCCAATGTCACAGAACGACATCTTACCGTTCCATCTTCCTAACTTAAAAGCCGGTGTGTGGCGTGCATATGGCAGCATGAACTCAAGAGTTTCCACCATCTTGCGACGGCAGACAACATCGAGGTCCGTAAATCGAACATTTACTTCATCAATTATCTGTAATGTCGTCTTTGCCATTATACGCTCGCATCATCGAGTCCTGCGACCCTAAGTTTAATAATATGACCAGTCATGAAGTTTTTAGCTTCGAATGCCTTACTAATTGCTAGGTATTTGTTCCTTAATAATGCAACTTCATTAATAAGTATAGATGAATCAACAATACTTGCCACACCGTCAACATATTTCTCGGCATCCCTTGAACTAAGAGATTTCTGATAGGCTTCCAGAAACTTTTTAAATTCTGCCGACCTATCTTTACGCAATTGTATGTTTAGGTACTCAAGGACAGCTTCGATTTCCTGTAATTGAGCGAATCGTTGTTCAACAAGCCCCGGGAGTTCCGCAGCATGCCGCTCTAGACTTTTTCCCTTCAATGATAATTCCTTACGTGCTTCTACAAGCTCATTTTCGAAATGATCAATGAAATCGGGTATCAGGCTTAGATCACCTGTTACCCTATAATACCATGAACTCACAATCCATGCACCCGCTTTACGGCCAATTCCATGGCGCGTACCAATAAAACCGCTCGCTGAGTTCTGGACATCTGTACTCTCTTAATCGCCATAGCACGTGGAGGAACACCAAGGTCATCCGCCAAGGCCTTATGTACCT